TCCTGAAAGGGATCCCGCGCATCGTGTTCACGAGCGCCACTCTCGCGCCGAAAACGATCGACAGCCTCGGGATCAACGCGTCCTCGATGGGGTGGTACTACCAGCCCTCCACGTTCCCCGTGGAACGTCGGCCCGTGATTCACGTCTCGACGGTGCGGATCGATCACCGGCTCGACGCGGCAGGAGTACGGCTGTGGCTGATGCGGCTCGATCAGATCCTCGGAGCCCGGGGCGATCGCAAGGGGATCATCCACACGGGCAGCTACGAGCGGGCCAAGCTCATCTATAACCACTCGGAACACCACGCCCGGATGATCTTCCACGAGCGAGCGACGACCCGCGAGATGGTCGCGAAGTTTCGAGCGGCCGGACCCGGAGCCGTGATGGTGAGCCCGAGCCTGACCACGGGGTTTGATTTTGCGGGCGAGGCGTGTGAGTACCAAGTCGTGCTCAAGGTACCGTGGCCGGACGCCCGAGAGCCGGTGATTGCGGCGAGGACGGTCAAGGACAAGGACTATCCGGCGTACCTCGCGATGCAGGATCTGGTGCAAGCGGTCGGGCGCGGGATGCGGAGCGAGGACGATCGCTGCGAGACCTTGGTGCTCGATGATCACGTCCGCTGGTTCGTCGGGAAGTACCGCAGGTTTGCCCCGCAGTGGTTCCTCGACGCGTTCCGATCCGTGCTCACGATTCCTGCGCCCCCGCCGAAGCTATAATCCGCGCCGATGCCCCTTCCATTCATCGTCGCCGAGGTCTCGAAAAATTGGCTGGACGGTCACGAGGTCACGCCAGGAAGCGGCCTGATCGCCGAGCAACTTGAGCGAGTACTCGTCACCAACCACGCTCGCGGGTACCGTCTGCTCCACTTCCAACTCCACCGCATGATGACTCGTCCTGACGAGATGAACGAAACGATCATCGCGGTCTTTGAGTACGTCGGCGACGAGCAGGCATCTCGTCTGTAGCTCCACAACGGTACGCAACCTGCTGTCCCTCTTCCCGCTGCGCGATCGTAACCGCGCACTGGAGGTGACGAGTATGGACGGTGCGCTCAGTCTCAGACCATCGGACGCGCAAGCGGGCGCGTTTCTCGATGACGTAGACGTGACCCTCAAGGAATGCCGCTTCGTGGTGTGGGACTACATGGGCAAGGCGAGCAAGCCCTCGACGGCCCTCAAGATCACCATGGAAGATCCCGACAGCATCACGCACGAGCAGTACTATTCGGCCGGGGATCCCGACAAGGTACTCCCGAGCCCTGACGGCAAGACGCTCATTCCCCAGGCCGGGGCGACGGGCCTCAACAACAACACCAATGCCCTCGCGTTCATCTCCTCGATCATCAACGCGGGATTCCCCGAGGACAAACTCGGGAGTGACGCGAGCGTGTTCGACGGCCTGGGCGCACACGTCAATCAGGTCGCGCAACCCAAGCGGCAGGGCCTGAAGGATCAGAAAGAAGGCAAGACGTACCTGCTCGTCACCAAGATCACGCGCCTGCCATGGGAGGCCGCGCCCGCGAAGGTCGCGAAGGGGGCGCCGGTTGCGAAGCCGAGCCCTGCGCCAGTGGCGGGCCCGCGTCCGGTCCAGCCTCCCATGAGTCAGGCGGGACAGCCCGGAGGCGGCAACGGCGATGGCGTCCTCACCGAGAAGGCTCGCGCCACGGTGATCTCGATCCTCACCGAGAAGGGTGGGACCGTGCCGCGATCGAAGCTCTCCCAGGAAGCGTTCCGACTCCTGGCCTCAGACCCCGACCGCAACGCCATCGTCAAGCTCGTGTATGACGATGCGTTTCTCCAGCAGTCCGTGGCTGAGGGCGTGTTCGCGTTCGACGGGACGACGGTGAGCCTCGGGTGATCGTCACCCTGCGTCCGGTGACTGTGGCGGATCTCGCCGTCGAGCCCCATCCGTCACGGTCCACCGGACTCCACGTCTCCACGATCATCAAAGCGATCTGTAAAGGGCTGGAGCCGGAACGCTTCGGCGGCGAGATCACCAACTGGACGCCGATCGAGATGGGGTTCACTGTTGAACGAGCGATCGAATCCGCCTGGGCCAGCCGACGCATCGACGTGTGGCGTCCTGGCGAGATGGAGAAGGACGGCATCGTCGGGAGTCCCGATGGGGTGACGTTCGACAGCGACGGCGCGATCGTGGACGAGATCAAATGTACGTGGATGAGCAGCAAGGGGTGTCCTGAGGACAAAAAGTTTTGGCACTGGCTCGTCCAGATCAAAGCCTACTGCCACTTGCTCGATACCATCCGCGCCCGCCTTCATGTCGTGTTCGTGAATGGCAACTATTCGGATCACCGGGAGCCGCAGTATTGCAGTTGGGATCTGCGGTTCCACGGCGGCGAGATTGACGAGAATTGGATGATGCTCGTGAACCAAGCGGCGGTACTGAGGAGAGAACAGACATGAACAGCAAGCTGGTACTACTCACGTTTCTGGAGGATGGGATCCCCGGCCTGACGCCTGGGTACCCGCTGCCCACCCCGCCCGTGGACCCGGGCTTCGGGCAGGGTCGGCCTCCAGTGGATCCGGGCTTCGGTCGGCCCGTGTACCCGGCGCGTCCCGATCAGGGGCTCCCCAGCTACGGGCGTCCTGACAATTCGCTCCCCGGATTCCCTGGGTACCCCGACAACGCACTCCCCGGGGAGGGAGGTCGGCCTCCGCACGCTTCGACAGGGCCGGTGCCGCTGCCGCCCGTGACGCCGGACAACACGTTGCCGCCGCACTCGCCGACCCCGACCATCTCACTGCCCGTGGTGCTGACCACGCCGATCGATCCCGATCGGTACTTTGAGATGAAGTACTCCGCCGCGTACGGCTGGGTGCTCGTGCCCGTCGAGGACGACGCCGAGCCGAAGTAGCTCACTCGATCGCGGGAGTCGGTACGCAACCTGCTATCAGCACGGACATGCCGACTCCCGTGCCCTTCCTGCCTGGATTCACCCGCGCCAACTCCACCGTCAAGCGACGGCTCATCCTCTCGATCGAAGCGTTGGAGGGCGCAGGGAAAACCCGCTTCACCCTTACGGCCCCGGGCCCGATCGCGTTCATCAATTTTGACTACGGCCTGGAGGGAGTGATCGAACCCTTCCAGTCGGTGAAGCCGATCTACATCGCGACGGTGAAGCTCAATTTCAATGGGACCAGGGAGCGCATCATCGCCGCCGCCGAGGAGGAACTCGCCAAGGTCGAGAAGAACTATCAGACCGCGTTGACCCAGGCCCGCACGATCGTGATCGACACGGGCAGTGAGTTGTGGGAGTTGCTCCGGCTCGCGGCGTTTGGGAAGTTGGAGAAGGTGATGCCGCACCAGTACGCCGAGGTCAACCAGACCATGACGCGGCTGATCAAACTGGCGTACGACTCCGAGGCGAACCTGCTGTTGACGCATCGACTGAAAGCCGAGTGGATCAACGACAAGCGCACGGGCGCGTACGAGTTCTCGGGCATGAAGGACATCCCGTTTCTAGTGCAAGCGCACGCGAGGATGTGGACGGATGCGGACGGGTACCACATGCGGATCAACAAGTGCAGACAAAACGCAACGGTCGTCGGGTTGGAGTTGGTGAACGAGATGATTACGTTCCCGACGTTGGCGGGATTCGTATTTCCCGACAGTGAACCGAAAGATTGGGAGTGAGGCGGGGCTAGGCCAGGCCTGGCAAGGCGTGGCGGGGCAAGGTTGGGCAGGGGTTCTTTCAGGAGAGAACAATGAAAACGATCACCGTTGAAATCCGAGGCGTGACGCCGTTGTTAATTCGCCGCTTTGGTGAGGAAGCCGAGGCAAACACTCCGACACGGAAGATGCTGGTGGACCGTGGCACGCCACGCGAGGAAGCGACAAAGGCCGCGTACATCGCGTCCGACGGCACGTTCTACTTCAGTGCCTTCAGTATTCCCAACGCGATGGGCAACGCAGGCGCGAACCACAAAATGAAAGGGAGTCGCAAGTCACTCCGCTTTGTGGTCCCCGCCGCCGTCCGCATGACCAGCGATCGCGTGACGATCCTGAACGGCAGCGGACCCGCTGATCATTTCGAAGTGGACTCGCGGCCGGTGACGATCCCCGCGACGAAGGGCCGCATCATGCGGCATCGTCCGCGCTTTGACGAATGGGGCGCACGGTTCGATCTCCTGGTCGATGACTCGCAGATCAGTCTCGACATGGCGCACCGGTTGTTGAACGAAGCGGGCGAGTCGATCGGGATCGGAGATTTTCGACCAGAGAAGCGAGGGCCGTTCGGGACGTTCCGCGTGACGGCGTTTGACGAGCGCATCGAGAACTGATTCGCGGCGGGGCGTGGCTCGGTCAGGCGAGGCACGGCGCGGCAGGGTTTGGCATGGTGGGGCGCGGTCGGGCAAGGCAGCGCACGGCGGGGTCAGGCTCGGCGGGGCATGGCACGGCATGGTCCGGTTGGGTAGGGCAGGGCTTGGCGAGGCAGGGTGTGGCGAGGCGGGGTTGGGTATGGTCCGGCTCGGTCTGGCAGCGCGGGGCAAGGCGGGGTTAGGCTCGGCACGGCAGGGCATGGTTGTTCAGCATGATTCTTCTCGACCGCCGCATCGGTAGCTCGGATCTGTTCGCGCCGCTCCGCACGTTCGGTCTCCCGGTAGAACTCACCACCCTGGACTCGGCCGACGTGGCGTGGCTCGGGCGCGGGCCAGGAGAAGTACCCGTCCCCATCGGGGTCGAGATCAAACGCATCGGGGATCTGCTCCAGTCGATCACGAGCGGGCGATTGAGCGGGCATCAACTGCCTAAGCTCGTCCATGAGTATCAACACACATGGCTCCTCATCGAGGGGCGGTACAGGTCCGGCGACGAGGGCATCCTGGAGACGCAACAGGGGCGCGTGTGGGCTCCGCACTCGCAGGGCCGGAGACCGTGGACGTACCGTGAGGTCGAAGCGTTCCTGACCACGCTGGAGGTCCGAGCGGGGGTGCATGTCCGACGCGCCTGGGATCGGAGTGAGACCGCCGCGCTCGTCGCGATGCTGTACCAGTGGTGGACGGCGAAGGGGTACGACGAGCACCGAGCGCATGTGGCGTTACACTCGCCGATGCTCGACGCGGGGTTGCTCTACAAGCCGAGCCTCGCCCGACGTGTGGCGGCGGAACTCCCAGGCATCGGCATCGGGAAGTCGGGTGCCGTGGCGGATCACTTCAAGACGGTGCGGGCCCTGGTCGAGGCGAGCGAAGAGGAGTGGATGCAGATCGACGGCATCGGGAAAACGCTGGCGAAAAAGATCACCGAGGCATTGGGAGACCGATGAGCGAGATCCTCGTGTGGTGCCTCCTCCTCGGGCTGCTCGCGC